GTCTCCTGTTACTAATCCAGTTATGGTTTCTTCATATGTATATCTCAAACCTTCTTGAGATTGGTTGAAGTCGTTGTAAATTTTATCTACCAGAGTTTCTAATCTGTTTTTTATTTCGTAAGCACTATCTTTAAGATTGCCCTCAAAAGGCAACAGATCTTCAAGCTCTTTAGAGTATATAAAATGATAATCAAACATCAATTCAATGTGCCGCTTGGCTTGCTCCCTGTTCATGGTTGGCCCCTTTTAGATTTATGAAGGTCTTTCACAACGTAAAAGACCTTCTAAATCTTTTAAATAAATTACAATAAATCCTTTAACTCTACAGGTCTTTGCTCTAACTCAATACCTAACTGTCTGATCCAGTAGACTTTTTCAAGCGGAATAGTTTTGGTATTCATAAGATTCACAAGTGACCTAGAAACATCACAATCTGGATAGATCTTATCTACTCCATAGATATTTTTAACTTTAATATATGCTTTCATCATTCGCTCCTTGGTTTGGTGGCCTTTTAGATTTATAAAGACCTTTCACTACCGTAAAAGGTCTTTTAAATCTTTTAAGTATTAATATAACCCTTTGCTAAACTGAAACTTCCTATGGCCTAGAGTTATTCTGACATATCCATGCTGGCAGTATTTCCAGTGAGATAATTTAACTTGACGTTTCCTACGGAAACAAGTGTAGCTTACTAACTCCCAACGGGGATTGAGATAATAATATAAAATATTTAAATAAATCATATAGATACTCCTTAAAACTCTGGAGAGCATAAACTCTCCAGAGCGTTGGTGGGTTTAGGCAAGCTTAGTTATCAAAGCTTCCAGAGTTGACTTAATAGTCAAGACATTCTCGGAAATATCTGACACCTCGCCTTCAAGGAAGGCTACACGTGTCTCCAACTCTGTTGGCTTGGAGGCTGCTTTAGCAGCGACCTTGGGTGTTGCCTTTTTGGCGACCTTCTTCTTGGCAACCTTGGTTGCTGTGGGCTTAGCTGCTTTAGCAACTCGCTTGACCTTGACCGGAGCTTTAGCTCCAACCATGTCCTCAGTCTTGACCTGACGAGTCAGGAAAGCCGGGATCTTAGCTGTCTCGAAAAGCTCTTGAGCTTTCCCACGGCTAAGTGATGAAGCTGGGAACTGGGAGTATAAAACTCCCAAGACTCGCTTTCGGATGATGGAAAATTTAATCTGTGGAATCTCTTGAGATTCACAAATCATGTAAGTAAACTTACCTGCTAGGCCAAAGTACTGCTTGGGAGTAGCTTGAATTTCATTCAAAGTTTGTGAAGTTGTCATGGTAAATCTCCGATTTAAGTTTGTGTTGTGTTGTCGTTTGTGGTGCTAAGAAGCTTTTATGTCTCTCTCACTATGTAAGAGAGACTTAAAAGTTCTAAGGGTCTAGCTCTTCTCAGGGTCTCCGTAGGGAAAGTTTCTAGCCTCTCTCAGTAACTCAAGTTCATCTTGAGTCAGACCCATGTGAGAAAACGGATGTTTTCTGCTATAGGCTCTAACTGCTGAAGCGGCTGACTCGTAGAGTTCGTATGTATCAGACCAAGCATCGGACTCAACCATGTTTTTAATCTCTGCAAATTTGGCAATCAAATTTTTCATATGTACTCCTTTGGAGTTGTGTGTGATTGTTTAGTCTCGGTGTCGCTGAGACATTTCCATTAAAGGCACATTGGATTTTTGAGGTCAACCTCTTTCCCCGCGCATTATGCGATTGTGAAAGAGCGCATCACGCCCCGCACATCACAGGATCGCTACAGGATCACATGGCGATCACATAGCGCGATCAGGCGTTTAGGCGCATACAAACTCTGGAGATTTTATAAACTGAGGGGATAGATTATTTAGTTACTAAATACTCTATAGGTTGTTGAATTGTAAAGACTCTTGAGTCTTTAGAGTTTATTTTACAGACTCAGAATATTTGTGAATATTCTGTAAACTAGAGAGGCTTTGGAGATTTTGTGCTAGAATCTCTAAAGAGATTATAGAAGCTCTGGAGATTTCAGAGTCTCAAAAGACTCTGGAGTGTGGCACCCTCTAAAGTCTCTAAAGACTTTAGAGGGTGGGGCAGGAGGCCATGCCACCCCCCCTAGTATATATACTAATACTCATACATTTTACAGACTTTACAGTGTTAAGCAGTTTGGGGCCACAGTAACTCTAAAGTCTCTGGAGACTTTTTGCGGCCATAGAGTCTTTAAAGACATCAATCCGCTAGGATTGTTACATATCTATATAGCTATGCACCGGGGGTACAAAGTATATTATACAGTCCACAGAGCATTCTGTCAAGTTATTTATAATAATATTAAAAAATACTTGACAGAACCTCTATATAGCACTATAATACTATACATGACTAAAGAATTAACTGTAAAACAAAAAGACTTCTTGGACTATCTGGTAGATACTGGAGGTGATCCTAAGAAAGCTGCTGAGTTGGCAGGTTATGCACAGAATGGACATTGGCAAGTTGTCAAAGCACTCAAACATGAAATAATCGATTTGGCCTCAAACATTCTGGCTCAGTCAGCACCCCAAGCCGCTATGAAGCTTGTAGAGGTAATGCACTCTGATCAGCCTATTCCTCAAGCGAATATGCGCCTTCAGGCCGCACAAACCATACTAGATCGTACAGGACTTGGAAAACAAGAAAGACTAGAAGTAAATAATAATATGACAGGGGGGTTATTTATACTACCCGCAAAAGCTAATGAGGCGAACTAGCAGCACTATACCTTTCGGATATAAGCTATCTGAAGATGAGAAGACTCTAGAACCTGTAGAGAAAGAACTAGAATCTTTAGATAAGATAAAAGAGATGGTATCCTCTGACATGATGTCTTTGCGAGAGGGTGCTGAGTGGTTAACTCATATGACAGGCAGAAGTATTAGCCATGTCGGGCTGAAGAATATTATAAATGGAAGATTGGGAGAAAAATCCTGAGAACTACCTTACAGACGCAGAGGGTAACTTCCTTCTAAAGAAGGATGGAACTCCTAGACGAAAGAGTGGTAGACCAAAGGGCGCAAAAGGTAGGGGCTATAACTACCACTCAGAAACGAAAGCAAAGATACAGGCGCGGAGAACTGTACGCAAAAAAGAAAAAGAAGCAGAGCGTACAAGAGTTAAACTCTCAAATCAAAGAGATAAGCTCAAAGCATCTAAAGAAACTTTAGAAAAGCTAGATAAAGATAATAAGAACAAAATAATAACAGATGATGTTCTGTCTAAGGTTCCTAAAGCCTTGCGGGAAGAAGCTAACGACAATGTTATCTTCAAACCAAACGCAGGGCCACAGACAGACTTCTTAGCAGCTCCTGAGAGGGACGTACTGTACGGTGGAGCAGCAGGTGGAGGTAAGTCCTATGCCATGCTGATAGATCCTCTTAGATACGCTCACAGGCCCGCTCATAGGGCTTTGATACTTAGGCGGTCTATGCCAGAGCTTAGAGAGCTAATAGACAAGTCTAGAGAGCTGTATCCAAAAGCATTTCCCGGCTGTAAGTATCGGGAAGTTGAAAAGCTTTGGAACTTCCCTTCAGGGGCCAAAGTAGAGTTTGGATTCTTGGAACGAGATGCAGATGTATATCGTTATCAAGGACAAGCATATAGTTGGATAGGATTTGATGAGATTACTCACTTACCTACAGAATTTGGATGGAACTATCTGGCTTCGCGTTTACGGACTACAGATCCAGACATTGTACCTTATATGCGGTGTACAGCTAATCCCGGTGGTGTCGGCGCTCATTGGGTAAAGAAACGGTACGTATTACCTCACCCGCCTAATGAATCTTTTAAGGGTGAAGATGGTCTAACCAGAAAGTTTATACCAGCAAGATTAGATGACAATCCTTATCTTGCAGAAGATGGTCGTTATGAGGAGATGCTAAAGGCTCTCCCGGCTATACAAAGAAAACAATTACTAGAAGGTAATTGGGAAATAGCAGAAGGCGCTGCCTTCACAGAATTTGAAACAGCTACTCATGTAGTTACTCCTTTTGAGATTCCTATAGGATGGGAACGAATAAAAGGAATTGACTATGGTTATGCTTCAGAGAGTGCTTGTATTTGGGGAACTGTAGATCCTTCAGATGGCACTCTTATTATATATAGAGAACTATACCGTAAAGGACTTACGGGCGAAGATCTTGGACATCTTATAGCAGAGATGGAGATACAAGATCCTTTTGCTGTACCCGGAGTTTTAGATACAGCTGCTTGGGCTAAGACAGGTTCTACAGGCCCAACAGTAGGTGAAGCTCTTATGCGAATAGGGCATAAACTAAGAAGAGCAGATAAGAACCGTATACAAGGTAAAATACAGATTCACGAATACTTAAAGTTACAGCAAAGCGGAAGGCCACGAATACAGATATTTAATAGCTGTCCTAATCTGATACGCGAACTCCAAAGTATTCCCTTAGATAGAACTAATCCAGAAGATGTGGATACTCATGCTTCGGATCATGCTTACGATGCACTAAGGTACTTGATAATGTCAAGACCAAGAATAGCAGATCCTTTATCAAGAATTAGGCATATGCATCGTGAACAAGCATTTACACCATTAGATTCAGAATTTGGTTATTAACAGGAGAAACACAAATGTCAGCATTACCCGGAGTTATTGACGTACAAGATAATGTAGGAGTCCCTAGTGTAGGAGATGTCCGCGCTATCGCTACACGAGTAGGCGCTCAAGCTACAGCAACAACAGGAACTATCGCAGTTACAGCTAATGAAACTTATGATGTAAGTTTTACTCAGCCAGCTGGTACATCTATTAAAAATATTATTATGATTGCAGCAGGTAACTTGGTTACTGGCGGCTCATCAGGCGATGATATAGATTTTGATTTGGGAACTGCCGCTGGTGGTGGTCAAATTATTGATGAGAAAGCAATTGCAGATGATGGAGGTAGTGCTGTAACAATTGCTGCTAATACTCCTCTGTTTATTGTAGAGAATGGTATTCCAGCAGCAGCTAATAAGTTTGCAAATATGAGTGGAGGCCCAGCAACATCAGAGGCTATGACTCTTGCAGGATCTCTAGCTAGTACTTCTGAAAGGACTTTGCATATTCGTTTGAAGCCCCTAGCAAGTAATCTAGGAACTGCTGCAACTACTGTTACATTTGTAATTGACTTTATAACACTGCCGTAATATGTCCGATAAAAACTCAATAACAGATAGCGCGAATAACGTCTACTTTCAAGATGTACAGGGCGAGCAAGGTAAAAATATAAACCTTGAGGATGCCTTTGTTAATCAGTTTGTAGGCGTTATTCAGGATCGTTATACATCAGCCAAGCAAGCTAGAGATCATGATGAAAGGCGTTGGATAACTGGTTATCATAATTATAGAGGTCTTTATCCGAAACATTCAAAATTTAGAGAATCCGAAAAATCAAGAGTATTTGTCAAAGTAACTAAGACAAAAGTTCTTGCTGCTTTTGGTCAGCTAGTCGATGTAGTCTTTGGTTCCAATAAACTCCCAATTGGAATATCTGAAACAAAGATGCCGGAAGGTGTTGCGGAACACGCACATTTAGACACCCAAGTCCCGGTTCCTAGCATTGAAACTAGCTCACCAGCCCCAGAGCCTAGCGCCACTAATCCCTATGATGTCGGGTATGCGGGTGATGGTCAAGTCTTAAATGCTGGGGCAACCTACAATAAAGGTAAAACTGAAGATATAGATGCCGTTATAAAGGACGCATTAGTAGACGGCCCCTCTGCAATACCTCAGTTTTTTGAAACTCAACCAGCCCGTGAAGCTGCTAGACGCATGGAAAAGCTAATCCATGATCAGATAGAAGAATCTAAAGGATCTAGTGAAATACGAAATGCGCTGTTTGAGTGTGCTTTATTTGGTACGGGTATTGTTAAAGGCCCATTTAACTTTAACAAAACTTTAAATCGTTGGACTGAAAATGAAGCAGGAGAGCGAGAGTATAATCCTGTAGATGTGAGAGTCCCTCGCATTGAGTTTGTAAGTATTTGGGATTTCTTTCCTGATCCTAATGCAACAAATATGGATGAGTGTGAGTATGCCTTCCACCGCCATAAGATGAATAAATCTCAAGTGCGTTCCCTTGCGCGTATGCCTTATTTCAATAAAGAGGCTATACGAGATACATTACGCATGGGGCCAAATTATGAACCAGACCATTATGAACATGAACTAAAAGATGACAAACGCTCAGAAGAATATGGAGCTGGTCAGTTTGAAGTTCTAGAATACTGGGGAATAATGGATGCTGAATATGCAAAAGAAGCAGGAATAGAACTTCCAGAAGAAGTTGATGATTTAGATGAAGTTCAGGTTAATGCTTGGATTTGTAATGGTAATATACTGAGAGCTGTAATTAATCCATTTACTCCTCATCGTATACCCTACAATGCTTTCCCATACGAAAGAAACCCCTATAGCTTTTTTGGCATAGGCGTAGCTGAAAATATGGATGACTCTCAAAAAATTATGAATGGTCATGCACGTATGGCTATAGACAACCTAGCATTATCAGGCTCATTAGTATTTGATGTAGATGAGTCTGCCCTTGTAGGTGGTCAGAGTATGGAAATATATCCGGGCAAGATCTTTAAGCGTCAAGCTGGTGTGCCCGGACAAGCTATCAATGGTGTAAAGTTTCCTAATACTTCCAATGAAAACATGATGATGTTTGACAGATTCCGTCAACTAGCAGATGAGCAGACAGGTATTCCTAGTTACTCTCATGGTCAAACAGGCGTACAGAGTATGACACGTACAGCATCAGGCATGTCAATGCTACTAGGTGCTGCATCATTAAATATTAAAACAGTTATAAAAAATCTAGATGATTTTCTACTTCGTCCTTTAGGTGAGTCTTATTATCAATGGAACATGCAGTTCTTAGATAAGAAACTAAATATAGAGGGTGACTTAGAAGTAAAAGCTACAGGCACTAATAGTCTGATGCAAAAAGAAGTTCGCAGCCAGCGACTCACTATGTTTTTACAAACAGCACAGAATCCTTCAATAGCTCCTTTTATTAAGATAAACAAGCTAATCAGCGAACTGGCTTATTCTTTGGAACTTGATCCAGATGAATTATTAAATGATCCAGAAGAAGCAGCTGTTATTGCTAAAATTATAGGATTACAAAATGCTGGACAAACAACTGGTGAGGCAGCTCAAGCCTCTGGTGAACAACCCGGAAACATGGAAGCCTCTGAAGGAGTACCTGCAGAAGGCACAGATGTCGGAGTTACGGGTACTGGCGGTGGCAACATCGGAATTGGAGGTGTACCGCAGTCAGGGGAGAGTGAGTTCTCTGGAGCGGTTGATGAAGCTTAGAGATAATGTAAATGACTACGAAGAATGAAATGACAATACTTATACTAGAAGCATTGTCTAGTCAATACATAGCAGAGTTAAAAAAGCTTACAGTAAATATAGAAAACTATACTAGCAATTCAGTGGGTGTAGCAGAGCATCCTGACATAGTAGCTGAAGTAGATAAGCTAATAGAGCAAGTAGCTTCAGCCGAAGAAAAGTTAAAAATTGTTGAAGAAATGCTACAGGTAGAAATAGAGAAATCTAATGACTAAAAAGAAATCTAGAGTAAACGAGGCTGGTAATTATACTAAGCCTACAATGCGTAAGAATCTTTTTAATAAAATTAAAGCTAGTGGTAAAGGTGGTAATCCGGGGCAATGGTCAGCCCGTAAAGCCCAGATGCTTGCTAAAGAATATAAAGCCAAAGGTGGCGGCTACAAATGAAAGGTTTGTTTTGGAGTCCTTTTCAAAGGAAACTTGTATCATTTAATGAATGGATGAAGGACGCAGAAAAATACGATGGCGTTAAAAAAGTCTCAAAAGTCTCTTAAAAATTGGACAGACCAAGAGTGGACTACCAAAAGTGGTAAACCTTCTACTCAGGGATCTAAAGCTACAGGCGAAAGGTATTTACCAAAAAAAGCTATAGCTGCTATGTCTGATTCTGAGTACGCCGCCAGCTCTAGGAAAAAAAGAGAAGATACAAAGAAAGGTAAACAATTTTCTAAGCAGCCAAAGAAAGCTGCTAAAACAGCACGTAGATTTAGGAACACTGGTGGTATTATGAATGAACAATCTTCAATGTTAGTTCCTGTAGAGCGTCAGGCTTATGCTGGTGGTCAATTAGTAAAAACATTATTAAAACTAATAAGACCTTTAACAAAAGATCAACAAGCAACTAGAAAAGCTACTGCAGCTCAAGCTAGTGTGATAAAAGATAAAACTGCTATCGGAGCAGGTGCAGCAGTGGTAGCAGGAGGTATTGGATACAATATTAATTCTCCAGAAGGATCAAGATTAATTGAAGCTGCAAATGCTGGCGAAATAGAAGTAGAAATAAAAAATATAGATCAAAGAACTAACCCAAAAGATTTTCCTACCTATGCTAAAGATACTGATTCTGCAAAAGCATTTAGGGAAGCATTTAAAAATGCAAGAGAAGCAAGAGCAGATACTTTTGAATTTGAAGGTCGTACTTATCTAGCTGATTTACCAGTAAATAGAGAAGATAAAGCAGCAGGTGGATTAATGGAAGCTACACGCAATATCAAACCTTTAGTCAAAATGGCTGAAGGTGGATCAATGCTTGCTCCTAAAGATGAAAAGTTTCCAGACTTAACAGGCGATGGAAAAGTAACACGCGCTGATGTACTTAAAGGTCGTGGAGTTTTTCAAGAAGGTGGCACAGTTCCTGTAGATACCTACCCAAATATACCACCAGAAGAAATGGCAGAAGCAAGAGCTTCCCAACTTCCTGATAACGAAATGGAAGATCAATACATAAACTATATCATCAATGAAACACTTGATGAATCTGAACAACAATATTTACAGAATGCTTTAGCATCAGACCCTCAACTTAATTCAATTCTGGATAAAGTTATGGTTACTGCTGCTGAGTTTTCTGGGGCTGGAGAAGTTGATGGCCCCGGAACTGGTGTATCAGACTCAATACCCGCTAGATTATCTGACGGAGAGTTTGTTATGACCAAGAAGGCTACTGATCAAATAGGCGCTGACAACCTCCAACGAGTAATGGATGAGGCTGAACGTGCTTATGATGGTGGCTTAATGAGTCGGCCTGACAGCTTGGCAAAGACATCTATGAGCAATGAAGATATTATTCAGCGCCAGATGGCTGGGTCAAGCAAAATGCCGAGTATACGTTAATACGGCTACCTTGAAGTAACAAGCCCCTATCAGTTTGACGAAACAACAAGATAGGCTACCTTGCAAACAACAAGCCCCGTTTGGAGAAGTAACATGACTGTTGCAGATAAAATCGAGGAACAAGAAGCAAACCCTTATAACGCAAAGAAAGATTGGCATGAACAGCAAACTCCTAATTTTGCTAATGCTGATGGTCTTTTCTTTGAGCCTCAGACTAATAAGGCCACCTCCAGCAAAAAAGCTGAAGCCCCTGAAAATGAATCTAAGGATGTAAATTATAAGAAGCGTTACGATGATTTAAAGAAGCATTATGATAATAAAGTTTCTGAATTTAAACAGCGAGAACAAGAGCTAGTAGCTGAAGTACAAACAAATACTCCTCAGTATCAAGCTCCTAAAAGTGCTGAAGATTTAGAAGCCTTTAGGAAAAAAAATCCAGACCTGTACGATACAGTTGAAACTGTAGCACATTTGCAAAATGAACAACAATTGACAGATATACGTCAAGAGTTAGTCGCATTAAAGCAGCGTGAAACAGACATAGCTAAGAAAGAAGCTGAAGTTGAGTTGCGTCAAAGGCATCCTGACTTTGAAAACATTCGCGGCGATGAAAAGTTTCATGAGTGGGCTAAGCTCCAACCTGAAGAAATACAAAACTGGGTGTACAACAATCCTAATAATGCCTCTTTAGCTAGTAAAGCTATTGATTTGTTTAAACTCGAAAATGGTAGTACTGCTAGGTCAACCAAAACACAGTCTGCATCTAAAGGAAGTGCAGCAGACATGGTTTCGACTAAAACGAAATCCATCGATACTAAACAACCTAAGATATGGACTGAACGGGAAATCGCTCGAATGTCCGTTACTGAGTTTGATAAATATCAAGACGATATTAACCAAGCAATCAGTGAAGGACGAGTGACAAAATAACTTGTTTTTTATTGAGGTAATATACAATGGCTTATAACCAATCAGATCAATATTTTGAACCGAGTACGGATACAAACGCTAACTTTGCTAACTCCGTAGCTGGTCAAACTAACTCATACTTCCTTCCTGCTATTTATAGTAAGACGGTTCTTAATTTCTTCCGTAAGTCTTCTGTTGCAGAAGCAATCACTAATACTGATTATTCTGGAGAAATTTCAGCTTATGGTGATTCAGTACGTATCATCAAAGAACCTGAAATTACTGTGTATCAGTATGAAAGGGGTGCGGATGTAACTGCAACTAAACTAACTGATCAAGAAGTTAACTTGGTTGTAGATACAGCTAATGCTTTTAAATTCATCGTAGATGATATTGAAACCAATATGTCTCATGTCAACTTCCGTGAAGTAGCTGCATCTTCAGCAGCCTACTCTTTGCGTGATGCTTTTGACCAAGGCGTAATTGCTTCTATGTTTGCTGGTGTGTCAGCTGCTAGTCCGAATCACATTTTGGGTTCTGATAGTGCTACTGATCTAGCATCTGGTACTTTTGATGGTACTGGTAATCTTGATATTGGTTTTGGTAGTAATGAGCATGATCCAATTGATGTTCTTTCACATATGGCGCGTCTTCTTGACGAAGCAAATGTTCCTGAAGAAGGTCGTTGGTTCTTAGCAAATCCAGAGTTCTATGAGCAGCTTGTACAAAGCAACTCAAAACTTCTGTCTGTCGATTACAATGCTGGTCAAGGTTCTATCCGCAATGGATTGGTATCCTCTGGCAAGCTGCGTGGATTTGATATGTACAAGACTAACAATATTGCTGCTGCTAGTAATGCTGCTGGCAAGTGCCTTGCTGGGCATATGTCTTCTACTTGTACAGCTCAAACTATTGTCAATACTGAAGTGATCAGA